GCTGTTTCATTGTTATTTTGATTCGAAGGATTCGAAACACGAGCGACATAAGCAATAAACTCATCAACGCTCATGGGGCCATCTTCTTTATTAATAATTGGTTGTGTGACCGCAATAATCTTAGCAGTATTCATTATTTAACTCCATTAATAATTTTAATTGTTTCAGATAAGCTCTCTTCAACAAACCAAATCTCACCTCTACTACCATAAATACACGTAGCTAAACTACCACCATCTGTTGGCTTTTCATAAATAGAAGCTACATGGTCTGGATTAATATAAATCGGCATACCTTGTAGCTCATTAAAGTTATTTGTAAATTTAACGAGCATACTTAGAATCCACTTCTTTAATCATCATATTTGACATATTGTGTAAAGAACAAATATACTCTGCCATTACAATATCAGTAAGTTCACAAACTATGTTATTATTCTCATCGTGAACAGTAATATTCTTACCGTCTTCCCAACGAATAAACCAACGAGCAGTTTGCATCTTAGTACGCTCTTTAAACATCTTCAAGTGACGAAGATTGTAGAATAAATCTGCGTTTGCCTTTTCCATAATCATATCACTTGTTTCCCTATAATGAAAGTCTGTGTCTAACATCGGGTCAAAGTCTCTAAACTCTGCCATCATTTTCTTTGATTTATAACCAGTCATTTTCCACTGCCTAAAAGTAATATAGCTAGTAACATCCACCAAGCACTCCAATTATGCCATTCAATAAGATATACTGTTCCACCAAGAACAAACATACCCCAAATAATCATAAGAGTAAGAACTACTATAGCTTTCATTAAAGTTTCTTTTTCAAAATATCTTGGGCTTCACTATGAGGAAAGTAGTACCCAATAAGAACTTTCATAGAGTCACGAAAACGAATATTATTAATCAAGTCTTCATATTCAAAAGTTTTCAATCCTTCAGCTTTATGCTTTTTCTTGAGGCGCTTAATATCTTCTTTAAGCCTACGATAGTCTTCAACTAGAATATTACGAAATATAGTATCCATAGCTTCATCATCAAGTTCAATGTTGTATTTCATTTTATTAATCCCACAATCCATGATAATATTTACCAAACAGTCTTAGACCATTCTTACGACGTGCCCAAGCCTCATCCATAGCTTCACGGTCAACTTTCCAAGTATCGTTTGGACCAGTCACCATCTTATAAAGACCATTTTCCTGTAGCTCCCAACTAGTATCATGCTCTCCGCTGTAGAACTGGTCTTCCCAATTATCATCTACTTCACATTCGAAAGCGTGAATAATCTCATTAAGAATCCAATTCCAACGAGCATGGACAGTACTCTCTTCATCATTACTGAGAGACTTACCCTCGGTAACTGCTGGAGCATTAGGATTTGGATGAAAACACTCAGGAACATCTTCCAAATCAGTATAAGGAGACCCGTGTTTAGTATCACGAAGCTGCTTAAGCATAGGAAGAACGATAAGAGCAAGAGTATGGTCCATACCCCAAGTATCATAGCGGTCAATACGAATTTGTACCTTACGAGTCTTCTTCTTATCAAAATACTTTAGCAGCTTATAAAGCCAAGTCTTAGGACGATTATTCTTATACTTAGAACCAGTTGAGTCCTCAGGTATAACACTTCCATAAGCAAGCCACTCACCAAAGTTGTCTACCCACTCAGGATGTTGCTTTACACCATACTCATCAACAGTTTTAGGTGCCCAAAAGCAAAGTTTTTCTGCAAGCTGATAAGGGCCAAGCCACTCATTATATGGACCAATATAAACTTTCATTTTAAATCTCCACTATTAAGTTAGGATTGAAACTATTATACTCACCTGGATAACCACGAGGATTGCAAAGAATACGAGTATCCCCGATACGATAGTCATAGCTATCATGCACATGACCATGAACCCAAAGTTTAATCTTAGGCTGACTAAGAATAAACTCATCAAGATTAGAGCAAAAAGCTCCATTACCTAGTAAATCATGTCGATACTTCTGATGAATACTATTACGGCTAGGAGCATGATGACCTAGAATCATAACACCGCCATCCCACGTTTCGGTGGCAAGTTTAATAGTCTCAAGAGCTGCTTCGTGACCTGCAAGAGTATCTAGAGGACGAAGTTTATGATAAGTATCGCCACGACGAATCTTGACTACTTTATAATCATTCATCATGTCCTTAATACTAAGCATAGTCAAAGGGTCACGATTATTAAAATCAGTCCAAAGAGTAGTACCAACAATACGAGTGCTTCCAAAGTTCAACCAAGAGTTATTCATCAAAATGATATTATCCCAAGGGTCAAGAGCATCACGAAGTTGCTCAATAGTATCATTCCAACAACCATTGTAATACTCATGATTACCTGGAATATATAAAATCTGGTCGAATTCTGAGCTTATACTGTCAAAAAACTTACGATAACGGTCTCCAAGAGGGTTATTCTTATAGAGGTGACGAGCTACACAAATATCACCCGCAAGACAGAGAATATCTGCTCCTGCATTGTTAATTTGAATGTCTCTAAACTCTAAGTGAATATCACTCACAATTTGAAGTTTCACGGTATTAGTTCCTCATTTGTGTTTATAATATATAATAACAAAAAAACCACCTGCAAGCAAGTGGTTTTTTATATAGGAATCTCTTCCTTATGAGGCGCTAGCAAACTTAACTGCTAGCTCAAGTGCCTTATGCTTTCGAGTTCGATTTTGCCCAAACCAAGCAGATGCCAAACGAGTATCTACAGAGCGACCAAGAGTATGGTCAGTCATATGAGTAACAGCATTAAAAGCCTGCCACCAAGAACCTTCGGCAAAAGAGCTACCAGGCTGTTCAAGAAGAACTTCCATAGCGAACTTAGAGTTCTTGCTATCCTCATCTGTCGTACCAGTATTAGGGAATACGGCATTAAAGTAGTTCTGAACTTGCGCTTCCTTGTAAAGTTTAGAAGCTAGAAAGATTCCAGTATCCTTATATGTCTCAAAGCTACGATGGGCAAGACCAAGCATTTCAAGAACATATGCCTCATCCCACTGCTGATTATGATTTACACTAATACGCTTCTTAGAATCAGAACGAAGAGCAAAATCACAAGTATTCTGACAGACAACTCGAATAGCCGTAGAACGAACTTCAATAGCCTTGCCACGCTGGTGAGGATTTACAAAGAGTAGATAGGGTTCAATCACATCATTCTTCACAATCTCAAAAGTATCGTGAATCTTAGCTAGACCCCAAACAATCTGCCCACCCTTCAAAGAACCAGCAGTATGCATTTCCATATCACCACGCTTCACAAAACCGTCGAATAGATTAAACGCTTCGTGATTCTGAAGAGGCTTCCAGTTAGGACCAACAATATCCATAAGCTTGCCATCAGTCTTACGGATTAGAGCAAACTTGTCCTCAATTTCATGCTCATAATCAGCACTCTCATAAAAAAGAGGAGTCTTCTCAACTTCCCAATCAATACCTGCTGCTACTAGCATCTGTTCTACAGAAAGGTCATTAGATACCTTAGTTCCTAGACCGTGCCAAGGAACTTGGCCTGCGTACGCCATTGTTTCAACTTCATGTGCCATAAATTATCTCCCTCAATCTTTAATAAGTATAGCAAAAAAATAAGCGAGAAACAAGGAGTTTCTCGCTTTTAATTAGTGTATAACACAATTTGGTTGAGGGACAGGGACTCGAACCCCGATAGACAGATTCAAAGTCTGGCGTCCTACCATTAGACGATCCCTCACCACTCTCCGAAGTATTCTTTTTCTCTACCTGCATATTGCCTAGCAATATACCAAGCATCAGACTCTGTATAGTTAGGAATCTGATCTTCTCTATAATGCTGAAGAAGGAAATCCTTATCAGGGTCTTCATCAGCATCAATCACTCCATAGAAAAGAGAATTACCCTTCTTATCAACTTGAATAGTAATCTTAACTATTTTCTTGATTTTGATATAGGGTTCATATGTTTCAACTTCCCTAATCCAAGTCTCACCTTCATGGTCCAACTCAAGAGTTTCATAACGTCTACGAACACGAGGAACTATAAAAGTATGACCTACATCGTATTTAGTATTAATATCCATTTTACTTATACCTATCTATTCTATCACTACTTTTATTTTTAGCTTTATAATTGTCGGTCTGAGAATGGCAATTAGGACATAGTATTCGTAAATTTTCTATAGTATTATTATAAGCCTTACCATCTATATGGTCTACTTCAAGTGTTAACTTACTACCATTCCACTCTTCTCCGATACCACAAGAAGAGCATTGATAATTAAATATACTAAGTAAATATATTTTGGCCCAACCACCTGTACTAGTAGTTAATGGTTTACCAGCATATTTACCATCGAGTAAGTCTTTTACTTTTAATTTTCTTTCGTACTCATGTTGACAAGTATTATTACAATACTTATTACTTTTAGGGATTATATCCCCACAATTAAGACATGTTTTATTTTTTCTTAGTTTATTATTATAAGTTGCAGAGCAAGAACTATTACAAAATTTAGGATTAGAGGTCTGGGCCTCACAAGATAAACAAATATTAATCATTCTTTTATTATAAATTAAAAGATTCGAAATGGCAAGCAGTTTTTTGACCAGTTTTAAAAATGGCGACTCCGGCAGGATTCAAACCTGCGACCTAGGGAGTAGAAATCCCTTGCTCTATTCAGCTGAGCTACGGAGCCTTAATCTTTAATAAGTATATCAAAACTATAACTATCTGACAAGAGTTTTTACTCTTTCTTTTCACCAACTAGTTGTAGTAAACTCACAAAAATATTGATGAAATCAAGATAAAGATTTAAAGCGCCAAGTACTCCAGCCTTCTCTCTCTCATCACCATAAGAATTATCATAATGGTCTTTAATCTGCTGAGTATCATAAGCAGTTAGAGCAGTAAATATTAGAACAGCAATACAACTAATCGCAAAGGCAAATGCGGAGCTTTGTAGAAAGATATTAACTACGCTTGCAATACATAGACCTAGAGCACCCATTATAAGAAATGAGCCAAACTTTGTTAAATCTCGTTTAGTTATATACCCATAAAGAGAAGCGGCTCCAAAGGTAGAGGCGCTAATAAAAAATACCTGAACAATACTTCCGAGTTTATAGATAGCAAAGATTGAGCTAAGACTCAATCCCATAACTGCTGCAAAGACGAATAGAAAAAGCTTAGCAGAATAAGGACTCATCTTATCTAAGAGACCCATAAGTAGTAAACTCATACCTAGAGGAGCAAAAATTACTACCCATTTGACAGGAGTTCCCCAAATAAAAGACATGGTTTCTGGAGACATAGAGACTCCAAGAGACACAAGACCACTTATAGCAAGTGCTACAGTCATATAGTTATAGACTTGAAGCATAAACTTTCTTAGTCCGAGGTCGTAAGTAACTGCGTTTAATGAATTATAAGTAGTATTATAATTTACTTGCATAGTATTTCCTTTATTTATCTGACCAGTGACGGTTAAATCTTTCAAAATAAAAAGTTAAATCTTCAATACTATCATCATAGTATTGACCTACATAATCTGATTTTACTTTACTATGTATATTCTCACAAAGAGCTACTAAAGTAATATCTGACCTTGAATAACCCCATTCATATAAAGTGTTTAATATCCAAGTCCAGTTACCGCCTCTTATTATACCAGCCTCTACTAAAACTAATCTTTTAAACTTAGTAATCTCATCTTTTTGTTTCTGCATTTTCTCAATATAAAAATCTGCAGTTTCATCTGGATAAGTTACATCAACTGGGATTAAAGATAATATTTCTCCGTTCCTACTCCAACTATGTGCTAAATGCATAGCAACTGTAGCAGAATAATCAGGAGATGCCATAATTATAGCTGTATCTTCAAAAGTAAATTTAGAATCATCAACTATACTTAATAAATAGGATATTAAATCATATTCTTTATCTCTTGATATAAAAAAAGGTTTTTTCATTTTAATCCTTTATGGCGGAGAGTGTGAGATTCGAACTCACGGTAGGTTTCCCTACGTCTCGTTAGCAGTGAGGTGCCTTAAGCCGCTCGGCCAACTCTCCTAATAAGTTTTGTCGGGGTGCCCTGTTCCCGAATCTCTTCGTTATACGAACTACTGTACCTATATCTAGGTGCGTGAGGAGGCTGTTCTCACCTCAAAACTTATATCTCAAACCGGAGTTTGAGGGTGCTAATCGACGTATCGAGTTAGCGGGGATTACTATGGGTGTAGTTCTCCACTACTTGCCTGCTGTCCCATTCCAGCGCCCTCTGTCCCACGAAATCTAGCTGGTTATTTCTAGATTCCAGAGGCGTAATCGTTTTCAGAGTTTATACAACCAATATAAACTTTAATCTGAATAACTAATTACGGTCCACGATTATATTGCTTCTTCCAAAGATAAGAACTAAGCTTAATAGCAGCACATTCAATCTTTGAAATGAAACTAGAGTTCCAAAACCAATGATTATATCTCATATTAATACTGCCTACAAACACGTTCGTTACGATACGTATTATAATAAGGGTCATACTGTCGAACAATACGACACTGTACTACAGGCTCACGAATGTACACAGGACGCTCTTGAACAATAACTCGCTCACGAGGAGGTGGAGCATATCCTTGATTCTGGTCCATATTACGACCTACTTCATTACCAATAAGTGCTCCAGCTACTGCTCCAACTGCAGAACCAGTAGAACCAGCTCCAAGAGCGCGAGCGGTGGCGTAGCCACCTACTGCGCCAATGCCTGTTCCAGCCATTTGGTTAGGACTAGACTGACAACCAGCTAGACCTAAAGCTAGAGTTCCAATAAGTAGTACTTTTTTCATTAACTTCTCCTAAAAATGGTCTGCGTGGTAGGATTTGAACCTACGTTATTCCTGACTCCAAATCAGGTGCCATTACCAGGCTAGGCGACACGCAGATATATTTTTCCAATTTTTCTAAATGAATTTTTTTCTCAAAATAACCTAGAAAAGTATTGCATTGGTGACAAAGAATACCTCTAACTTTATTAGTTTTATGACAGTGATCAATATTACCGCTAGAGGAACTAGTACCTGAAAACATAATTAACTGCTTTTCACATAAGGCACATTTTCCATCCTGACTTTTATACAAATTAATTTGATCTATACGAGTCATATTGTACCTATAGAGACCGTCTTTACACACTCTACAGATAAAACCTTTTAAGTTATGTTCTTCTTGACAATATTTACATTTTTTCATAATAATAATTGGTGCCGAAGACTAGAATCTAACTAGTTTATTTCCCTTATGAGGGGAACGCGATACACATTACCGCCCCATCGGCTTATTTGGTGGGAGGGGATGGATTCGAACCAACTCACCCAAGAGAACTGATTTACAGTCAGCCGCGACTCTCCAACTTCGCCGCCCTCCCAAAACTTATGCTCTAATTGTTACAGTACCTTCCCACGGACCTAGAAACTCTAACCAGCTTTCATGGTCAACTGTAATTGGAAACTTTTTTCTATTTGAAAGAAGTTGGTAATAGGTAGGTTTAAATGGTTTAAGTCTAGGAAGCCAACGACCTACTGGAGCTTTATCACCTTTTAACCCATTACAATGTGTACAAGAAGAAACAATATTCTCCCAATGAGATAATCCGCCTAAACGCCTAGGAATAACATGGTCATAAGTTACCTCATTAATAGTAAGAGGCTTCTCACAATATGCACACACACCGTGGTCTCTATAAAAAAGAGAATCGCGCCTAAGCTTCACAACTTCTTTAGCCTTTACCTGTTGGTTTCTAGCAATAACAGAAGGCCATTTCATGTTTACAGAAGGAGACTGAATCTTTCTATCGTAGGAGAATACTGGGTGACAAGTTCCATTAAAAACTCTAGTTACCGCATCCTCGACACAGATAGTATGAATAGGAATCAACGATATTGGCATATAGTTGGAATTAAGAACTAAACATCTTAATCCTATCATAAATCTATCTCCTTTTTGAATTATTATCTATAATAACAAAACTATAAGTATCTGTCTATAGCAAAACTTATGTTCTTGGTACTACCTCCTGGACTTGAACCAGAACTCCGAGCTCCACAAACTCGGGTGCTAACCAATTACACCAAGGTAGCTAAACTACTGCTCCGATTCGAACGGTGTCCTAGTCTTGTCAATCTGTGTTTCCCAACAACACCGACAGTAGTAAACTGTGATAGTTCCGATATCGCCCATCGTCACTAACAACCGTTGAGCAGAGACTCGCGAATCTCCTGAATCAGGTTGGACCCTGATGCTTTTTGCCTATGGTGCCCACACGACGACTCGAACGCCGGACCTATACATTACTTTTTGGTATTTAAAGCTTTAGGCTTTTCATACCCATAAACAGCTAACATTAAGCTAGCTGGTAGCGTTACCCGCTACGGAATAGTGTATTGCTCTACCAACTGAGCTATGGGGGCTTAATGTATAATAAGGGATAGAAAAGTTAAGACAATAATAGGCATCCAAAATACAAAGCTAACAATCTTTGCCAGTTCAAATGCTGATTCTGCTTTTCTAAAAACTTTTGAAGTACTCATAATTTCCTTTTGGTGCGTCTGGAGGGACTTGAACCCCCATGCCGAAGCACTAGTTCCTAAGACTAGCGTGTCTACCGTTTCACCACAGACGCATAATATTGGAGCGGGGTAGGAGAATCGAACTCCTTTGACTAGCTTGGAAGGCTAGGACACAACCAATATGACAACCCCGCGTTATTTATGTTTCGAGCGGGCGAAGGGGGTCGAACCCTCGACATCAACCTTGGCAAGGTTGCGCTCTACCACTGAGCTACACCCGCATCGAACTATTATATATAATATCAAAAATATGGATAGTTTGCAAGAATTTTTTTACTTATAAAATGTACCTATGCGCTCTACATAGTTTTCAGCACAAGACTCAGCATAGTGTATACTTTTATTCTCAAGCTTTACTATATCTACTATAGTATCGTTTTCAATAAGTTTTACATAGAAGTCTATTTCATCTTTATGAATTTCGGCCTTACGATTATCTTTTTTATAAGTATCAATAAGCATGACGATTGCCTCTATATAGTGGCGCATCAGGAAGGACTCGAACCCACAACCTTCGGTTCCGTAGACCGACGCTCTATCCAGTTGAGCTACTGATGCTAATTACTATATCTTCTATTAGTTTTTTTGTAGTTTCAACCCCATACTCATTTATAAAAATGTTTATAGAAGTCTCACACATATTAGATGCTAAAAGTAATAAATCATTCCTATCATCCGTCATTAATATCTGACGATGAATAGGTTGAAATAGTTCTTTTTTTCTTATTAATGCTTTTTTAATATCCATAATTGGAGGGGTAGATGGGAGTCGAACCCACATTATACAGTTTTGCAGACTGGTACCTAGCCATTCGGAGCACTACCCCAATATATTTTCTGCTATAGTTTCAGCAGTAGCAGCCCCTAGCGTCCAGCCAAGATGACCATGTCCTGTATTATACCAAATGTTAGGAACTTTAGAACGTCTAACAACTGGTAACATATTAGGAGTCATTGGTCTCAACCCGGCCCAAGGAATTACGTGTTCAGTACTAATACCATCAAAGTTATTTTTAACCCAAGAAATTAAAGGGTCAACTCTATCTTTACGAATATCATAGTTGTATCCGTTAATCTCAGCTGTACCAGCAATTCTAAAACGATTGCCTAAGCGAGAGGATACAATTTTAGCTTCATCATCTAATAAACTTACTGCTGGAGCGTTATCACTATCTCCAACATCTATAGTTATACTATAACCTTTTACAGGGTAGATGTCAAGAGGATCTTTAATTAGTCTAGAGAGTTTAGCACTCTCAACTCCTGCACAAAGTACCACAGTATCATTCTTAAATATTTTATCTAGTAAATTAAGTTTTAAGTTATATAAAAATTTTACAGCATATTTACTCTTTAAAACTTCTGAGAGTTTTACGCAAAACTTATGAATATCCCCATTTGCATCATCCGTAGTATATATACCTCCAATAATATTACTATTAACTAGAGAAGGTTCTATTTTACGTACCTGATCAGAAGTTAGTAGGTCACGGTCTACTCCTAAATTCCAATACAGTTGGCATGAGCGTTTAGCTTCTTCAAGATATTTTTTATCTTTATAAAAATGAAGAATACCTTTTTTAGTTAAATCAAAATCAATACCTTCTTCTTCTGCTATCTTAAAATAGATTTCTCGTGCAGCAAGACCTATTTTAATAGTTTCCTCAGTATTAAGTATAGATTTACCAGAAGCAGTTGCTTCTAGGAATTTATACAACCAACGATATTTAGTTAGCGAAAAAGAAGGATTGATTAACAGAGGAGCATCTTTACGCAATACCCATTTAGATGCTTTAAAGACGTTGGACCAAGTGGTCCAAACGTCGCTGTTGGAAACAGACAGCTGCCCTCCATTTGCATAAGAAGTCATCATAGCCGCATAAGGTTGAGCCTCTATAACTGTAACATCTACCCCGCGTTTTGCAAGGCTGTATGCTGTAGTAATACCAGTAATTCCTGCACCAATTACATAGGCTTTCATTTATGTCTCATCAATTTTACTTAGATTTTAGATAGGCTAGAACAGTCTCAGGAGAACTCTCACCATAAGGGTCAGTTGTACACTCGTGCATCTTACCGGGTTCCTCGAACCAAGCCTCGATAGTCATATCATTGACTACAGCAGCATAACGCCAAGTACGAACTGCAAAACCTAGAGCACGATTAATAGCCATCATCCCTATTTGCATAGCAAAATCAATATTGCCATCAGGAATCATTTTTACTTTTTGAATGTTCTGGTCTTTTGCCCAAGCGTTCATAACAAAAGCATCATTACAACTCATGCAGTAGACTTCATCAATACCTAGGGACTTAAACTCATCATAGCTATTTTCAAAACCCGGTAACTGATAGGTGCTACAAGTAGGAGTAAAAGCTCCTGGAAGGCTGAATAAAACTACTCGCTTACCAGAGAAATAATCGGCAGTAGTCATATCTTGCCAACGATAGGGATTAGGGCCTTCAATAGAATCATCCCTAATACGAGTTTTAAAAACTACATCAGGAATTCGTGTACCAACTTTACTATTTTCCATACTATATATCCTTTCTTTGTTAATGGCTGGGGAACAAGGATTCGAACCTCAGATAACGGAGTCAGAGTCCGCTGTTATACCACTTAACTATTCCCCATTAAAACCCATAAGTATAAGTTATTCCAATAGAACTTACCTTTGGATTAATTAATGATTTTTGTTCGAATCCAGCATTTAAACTAATTAAATGTTTTGGATTAATTTGATAATTTATTCCTGCACTAGTCCCAAAAGTAACACTTTTAACCTTAGTAAAGCTACTGTTAAAAGTATTCAAGTTACTAATATCACTCTGACCATTAATAGAACCAGAATTTGTTTTTAAATTTTTTGATAGACCAATGCTAGTATTAACTGATATACTATCAGTTAGACCTTTGCTAATAGTAACACCCGCAAGCAAATCAATAGATTTTTGATTATAAGGATTAACTGTCAGAGGAAATATAGCCCTAGACTCGGTATACCCATTAACACTAAGTTTAGTATATCGTACTCCAGTATAAGGTGTCAAGAATAAACTAGTAGAAAATGGTATAGTATAAGACATCTTAGATTGATAAGCACTACTAGCAACTTTTGTTTGTCCATAACCAGCTTCACTGTTATTTTGTAGTGGTCGAGTGATAATATAATTACCAGAACCAGCAGCATAACTTACAGTAATGTTAAAATTATTATTATTCCAACCAATAAAACCGCCAATTAGGGGATTATTAGGTTTATAAAAAACTGTTTCAGTAGAAGAACTAGTAAAAGACTTGTCAAATGATACACCAAAATTAGATGAATCAGTAGTCTTACTAAGATTGATTGACCCGGACTTAAGATTACCTATATCACTTCTATCATTACCAAAACTTATACTAACACATCCATACTCACCATTACAGCTATTATTTAAAGCTCCAGTAACTCTACTAGAAACTATCGAGTTAATAATTTGTGAATCATTTTTAACAGCGTTAATACCTTGTTGTGTAGAAGTAGCAGTAATTACTGTTTGAGGTAACAAAGGAACAAAATTTTCAAGAATAAATTTAGGAGTCATTCCATCAAGTGAGTAATTACCTGAAGCCCTTGCTTCTATAACAATCCCAAACGCAATACTATCCCCAACAACATACCATCTATTAGGAGGAACTGACGTTAATTTTCTAATTTGGTCTACTACAGAAACGTAGTTTGATGGATGAATTTTATCTATACTATCGGTAAATACTACTTGAGTAATACCATATTTCTCTGCTACGGCTGTAGCAGCTGTAGAAGGCATAGTAGAATACCCAAATAGATATTTAAGTGGAATTACCATAATAATCTTAGCATCTGGCATCCTAGTTTTAATAGCTACAACGGTAGCATCAAGTTGAGGTTGGATAACCTCAATAGGATTATTACCATAGTTGCTACCACTACTAAGAATAACAACATTATCACTATCAGCATATACAGGTTGTATATAGGCTGTAGTAATAAGTAATGCTGAGATTAATCTTTTCATGCTATATAACTTTCAGGTAGTGGCGACTTCGACCGGACTTGAACCGGCGGCTTCCTGCGTGACAGGCAGGCACTCTAACCAACTGAGCTACGAAGCCTTAAATTTGGCGCGGGCTAACCTAAGATAAAAAAGACCTTTAGGCTTAATCTCTTACTATACCCCCACGCAGTATAGTCGTAGCTACCCTAACTACTTATATATACAAGAATAGCATTGTATATATAAGGGCTAGTTTTTATCAAAACTAGCAAACTAACTACCTGCTAACATTATCATTTGCAGATAACAAATTTTACGTTTAAAATTACGCTCTTTATTCCACTCATAAATAACAATTTTTGGTCGTTGATGATCTTTTTTCTCAAAAAGAATCTCTAGTTCATCTGGTAATAGAATACCTAAATGTCGTAGAGTTTTATGAGCATTTACTTGTAGATTAAAAAGTAAGTCCTTATCATACCAACATCGAGCTAGAACTGCTCCTAGATATTCCATAATCTTTTCTTTAATATCAGCAGAATTAATTACAGTCTCAATAGGAGGTTCTTGGTCGAAAGAGGCTTCTGAGTAACTATAACTTGCGTTACTCTGTATTAACGCTCTATCATATACTAATACTGGAAGGCTTGACATTAAACTACTCCAAGTATGTGGTGCCGGTTGTCGGAATCGAACTGACCACATCCTCCTTACAAAAGAGGCGCTCTACCAAATGAGCTAAACCGGCGAATTAAGTGGGAGCTAACCTTGGCTCCCTGCGAGTCTATTTATGGCGACTACCCGTATTGGCTTCTAGGGAGGGCCTCGATCCCCCGACCCGCGCATTAACAGTGCGCTGCTCTACCAGCTGAGCTACCTAGAAACATTACTTAGAACTTATAATTGAAACCTGCTGCAAAGACATTGTCTTCACGAACGCGATCGAAGTCAGCTACATAACGGTAGCGAAGATCTGCCTCAAAGTTCTTTGTGACTGGATAACGTACGCCTGCGCCTACATTAACCACAGTATCATCCTTAACCTTATTAGTACGATAACCTACACCCGCTAGGACATAAGGAATTACCGGACCAAACTTATATTGGACAACCCCGTTTGTCGCAATTAGGTGAGATGGCTTAAGCTTATTACTTACAGTAACAGCTTCGTGCTGATAGTCATAAGTTACTTCAGCACGGAATAAGTTGTTAAACTCATATCCGCCTCTTACCCCCAGGTTGTTAATCTTGGACCAATCAAGGCTGCTATCTGTAACAAAACCAGTTGACGCACCTACGAAGTAGGGCATAGAAGCTGTTGATACAGGAGCTGGTGCTGTAGGCTGTGACTTACTAGGTAAGTCAGCTGCAAGTGCAGCTGTTGACATGGCCATGAAAGCAACCACGGACTTTGTAAAAGTCTTCATTGTTTTTTCCTTCCTTTTATTTTAGAGAGCCTAATAATTTAGGCTCTTGACAATTATACTATTTAAAATAGCGCTTGTCAATATAAAAATTGGTACTCCGTATGGGATTTGAACCCATGATCTCTGCCGTGAGAGGGCAATATCCTAAACCGCTAGACGAACGGAGCAAATGGTTGGGACAACTGGACTTGAACCAGTGACCTAACGCTTATCAAGCGTTTGCTCTACCAACTGAGCTATGCCCCAAGCTTTCTTTAATCTCTTTCTTAATTCTTTTAGATTCTAAAGAGTCTCTAAAGTCCTGTACAATACAACAATGACAACGTAGTCTTAAAGATTTCTTACCTCGTAAATCAAACTGACCAGCGTGTTTATTGCTTTTTGCCAAAATAAACTCCTTATAAATGGTGAACTCTCTGGGACTCGAACCCAGGACACGCGGATTAAAAGTCCGATGCTCTACCAACTGAGCTAAGAGTCCATAAATTGGTAGACCGTACAAGGGTCGAACTTGTGACAAACCGATTAAGAGTCGGTTGCTCTACCAACTGAGCTAACGGTCCTAACTACAAATCTTACGTTCTACATAGCCACGAGGTGTGTTATCCCAAGTAGAATAACAGTACTTAACATGAACTGTTGGTGGCATATATACAGGATTATAAGTCTCTGTAGTAGTTTTTACAGTAGAACTACAGCCACCTAGAAATAAAGTAAGTGCTAAAACTTTATACATACTAGCCTCTAAATATGGCGCCAGAGGTAGGAGTTGAACCCACGCCCTCGGTTTTGGAGACCGATGTGCTACCGTAACACTTCACTGACACTAAAACTGCTTAATTACAATACCTAATTCTACAGCACCTGCTGCTTTAGAATTATAGAACGGGTCTGGAAGCACTCTAAATCGGACAAAAAGTTTATCACATTTAATAGCAGATTGAATACCTATAACGGGAGTTATGTCATACTTATACCCTGTAACTACTCCGTAATAAGGCCCAGCCTCAAAACTAATACATCCATTAGTTTTATACTGAAAAGGGCTATAATCAACCCCAAAATAGAAACTAGTATTATTAATACTATTTCTATAGACTCCAGTTTGAATACCGTAATCTTCACGACCGTATCGCATAGCTACCCCATAATTTCGTTCCATAAAGTTATGATTATCTAAATGCTTAGAGTACCCATGTGCAATAAAAGACATATCGTCGGCCTTAGCAGCATTAAAACTAAATAGAGTTGCACAAACTGCTAGAATCTTTTTCATTTACTATCCTTAAGTTAATGGTGTGCCGGGAGGGACTCGAACCCCCAACCAGTCCGTTATGAGCGGACGGCTCTGACCATTGAGCTACCAGCACGAATATGGTAGGGATGCCAGGTTTCGATCCTGGTCAAGAACACCCGTCCGGTGCTAAAGAGTTTATAAATCTCTCCCGCGTCCAACGCCCACCCCCATAATTCATTATTATCTATAATAACATAAATCTAAGCATTAAGCAAGAAAGAAATGGTGGACCAGACAGGACTTGAACCCGCTGCCTTCTGAATGCAAGTCAGACGCTCTACCCAGTTGAGCTACTGGCCCTAAACACTATTAATAATGTATTCTCGTTATGGGCATGGATAGACCGCCATACCGTTCGCTTTACTCTGTAATCTTATTTGTGGGAGCAACTCCATTTTTCAATTACAACTCAGTATTGGCCGTGCTAGCTAGACAGAGGACCCATTGACTGTGCGCTGTGCAGGAACACTGCAATTTTCCGAGACTACATAATTAATAGTGGTACCCGATGACGGGATTGAACCGCCGACCTTCGCCGTGTAAAAGCGTTGCTCTTCCGCTGAGCTAATCGGGCATATTGGCGGAGGTACAAGGATTCGAACCATCAACCTTGCGGTGGCACGGTTTTCAAGACCGTTTGAGCACCTTGCTCGCATACCTCCAAATGCTGGTTACTGCCATCCAGCAACTCCCTTTACGCGGAGTAGATTCCGAGATAAGACGGGTCAAGTAACCAAGACACTTCAGGCGGCAAGAGCCTACACCCATCCCAGCCACTTGACCTTAGGGGGACGGCAATCTGTAGGTTCTCATCTCCTACAAATCTTATAGATACTTGTTACACTTAAAATAAGTAAGAATCAATCCTCTAAAGCGAGCAAAAACTCCCAAGTATATACTTGCTATACTCCGGCAGGGATTATCCTCTCTAGTATATACAGGAGTGACCGACCTCTCCTTACAAGTAATGGTTGCGCAGGAAGGATTTGCACCTCCATCTTTAGCTTATGAGGCTAATGAATTACTGTTACTCTACCGCGCCAAATTTTGGAGTCCGATTAGAGCCTGTTACTCTCCCCATCACGCCTAACTCGGACAAAGATTAGGTCAGGTCGATATGATATATGGCAGGTGAGGTATCTAGTTCTTATAGCGAACTTTCCCATTCTCCTTTTATCGGTTAATTACTCCGACCTTATTATATACCCAAACTGCAGACGGGATATTCTATAAGCTTTCCTTACCATATAGTATATAAATAGGCTTAAGGTCATCAACCTTAATGAAGTGTGATACAACCTACTTATATAAATTGGCGCGGCGTGACGGATTCGAACCGACATTGATCTCCTTGAAAGGGAGGGTTCCTAGCCATTAGAAGAACGCCGCATAATAAAAAACCCTCTAAAGAGAGGGTTGTGTAAAAGCTATAGAAGTTAATCTAGCTTTTACACAACAAATTGGCTACTTCCCATGTGGAGAAGCTTATGCCTTTATTTGAGTTCTTATTGTTTTTATTCATCATTTTCTTATAATACTAGATTTATAACTACTTGGCAATTTAAAAATTTATTTTTGCAGTAAATTGCTATAGTTTGTTTTTAAAACATCTACTCTAACTAGTTGAATACCTTTTTTAATATAGTCTAAATCTAAAGCAGTTTGTTTAGAGAAATCAAATTCCATAGATTTTACAAATGGACCTCTATCATTAATTTTTACAATAGTAGTCTTATTATTAGATAAATTAGTAACTCTAACTAGAGTACCAAAAGGAAGCGTCCTATGTGCCCCAGTAAGTTCTTTAGAGTTGAATCGTTCTCCAGAAGCTGTAATAGTACCTTTACTGTACCACGCAGCCTTACCTTCTAAAGATTGGGTAATTTCTTCCTTTTGGGGGATAATATTTTTTATATACGCACAGCCACTTAAAAATAAACTACTAGCGCAGATTAAAAGTATCTTTTTAATAATATTATTCCTTCTAGTAAGATTTGGTGCGCTCTGCCGGAATCGAACCGGCACGCCGAAGCGAGAGATTTTAAGTCTCTTGTGTCTACCTGTTTCACCAAGAGCGCATATCAATCATTTATATCTTATAATAACAAAAAATTAAGTATCTATCAAGCAAAAAGAAAAGGCGAGAATCTCTTCCCGCCTTCTAAAAGATATTATAGCTTACGGGTTATGCCATAATCTTAACGTCATTACCTATAGCCTTATATGGTAAAGGACGCCCAGCAGCATCAGTAACCAACTGGTTATCAATAGTACCAGCCATATAAGTTCCACCATGCCCAGCGTTCTTACCTGCGTAAAGAACTGGAACAACAGTCTTACCATTCATAACTTTATAGGAGGTGATTTTAGCACGACCTGCTGTATTATTACCCTTACCTGCCATTTTAATTATCCTTACTTAGTTGGTGCGAAAGATGAAAGTGTCTTATCGAATGACTTGCCAATATACTTAGCAAACTCAACCTGAAGATCATGAGTCTTCACAATAACATTACGAAGTTCTACAGGCTGAATCCAAGTTAGAAATGCACTAACTGTACGGTCATAAGTCTCAATATTCTTAGTTGTATCTGAAATCTTATCCATGTCTTTTCTCCTTTGTATTATCTATAATAGCAAATAAACTATTATCAAGCAAGTTGTATTTAAATTTTAATACTGCATAATAAGTTTTAGTTTCTGTTTTTAGTTGCATCATAGGCTAATGAAGGAATTTCAGCTCTTGTGATATTTAGTTCTTTTAAATCTCTATCTGAAAGATTATATAGTTCATTCATGATTTGTGCAGCTTTACATTGAGCTACAAAGTAGTTATATATAGTATTAATAAACATTGTATTTACTCCATTTATGCTAGTATTAGATATATAAAGTAGTACTCTTATATATCTCCTGAAATTTAGGCGTAGTTCTGACGTCTACAGCAGTTGCGTCTCTCCGAGACGACGTTATTCTCTATGTGTTTCTCCGAAACTACGAAGTGTGTTATGTGCCTCTGTGTTCCACATCGTTTACACTTCGTGTTCAACGTGATTACATACCTAGAATAGCATATTTAACCTGTTCTAGCAAATCTTATTTTTTAATATATGGAGATATTAAAGTTTCTAGTTTTTTCTTGTATCTACGATCTACACGAGGTAAGTCCTGCTTATGAATATCTAAGTGACCGTTACGAAGAAGTTCAGCGTGATACATAAAATCACCAAATCCCTTTTGGCTTTGCTTAATATTTTCATTAGCGTAATTTTCTAAGATGCTAGCAGCACGTTTTAGCTTTATCATTTTCTAGGTCCTCCAGGCTTAGGCTGTGCTTTTGAACCAGAAGGACCGGCCCATAGTACCTTGCGCGCCCAGTAATTAGCACTGAACTTATCATTCTTAGTAAGAGCTCCGCTCCCAGAACGAATTCCTCCAGAGCGAGCTAAATAGTTAGCGCGAGCTTCTGCACTATAGTTGTGTCCATACCCTTTTTGACCAAATTCCACAACTTTAATTTCTTCACCTTTTTTAGCTAGAACTCGCATCTTCTTTTGTGAGTCTGAGGGTGCGCGTTTTGGTTTATTAAATCCTGGGAATGTCTCTCCACGATAACGTACACCTCCTGAGGTGCGTTCTGTATCTTTTGTTGTAGCCATTATATTTCTCCTTATTCGGCATGTCTATAAGCTATATCTACGTTAACTGTTACAATACTATAGGGTTCAAAAAGTCCCTCATCATGTTCTAGAGAATTTATATGAATATCATCTGCTTGAACATATGTTCTTGGGGTAAGCGCATTTAGTGCGTCTTCAATTTGTTGTATAAGCTCGTCACCCGCTCCTATAGCATCCTCACTACGAACATATCCTCGAATAATTAAATTAAAATCACCGCCTACGACAGAAGGTGCGGCTTCTACATGAGACTTATAGTCAGTCTCAATATGAAGACATATTGTAGGAAAATCATTTATTTGGTCTAGCCATTTAAAATGCTCAAATACAGGACAGCCAATACTTGTACGAAGAGTATCGGCAATTCCTGCTATAATATTTCGTTTATCAGCGCTATAAGCCATAGTTCTCCAATGTGAGTTGGTCAGTGACATCTATTAAAAGTGTCTGAAGGCAGTTCGTAATTGCCTTAAGGCTAAAGTTATCTGTATGACCAACTCACTCCTTATTATAACAAAATTATAAAATATTACCAAAAGAAATATAAAAAAACTGGAGCTATTTCTAGCCCCAGTTCTTAATAAAATTATATGTAAGTCTTTTAGGCTTGACGAGTTAAATAGTTAGGACGAATATACTTAGCTCCAAAGAACTGACGAACTAAGTCAATTACAACCTGGTCATCATATTCCTTACAAGAGAATACATCAAGATACATTGCATTACCACCCATACCATCATCAGGTACAAAGTGTGCACAAATATTGGAGGTTTCAATCAACTGAACTAGAGTAAATCCAGCCTTATTTCCAGAACCAAAGTTTACAATCTGTGGTTCGCCATAGGCGACCATATCAATATCTCTAACAAGAGTTTTAACAAAATTATAAATAGTATCGTAACTAGTAATTGCTTCGTGGTCTAGTTCAGCGCAGTCTAGTACAAGATGATAACCCCAATATGCCATGCTAATATCCTCCATTCATTAAGAGTTTCTACTCTTAAAGCAGAAAAAAGCCAAGACGTATTGTCTTGGCTTAAAGGTATAAATGGAGTGGATACGGCTATACACTCCTGCGATACTATTTCGACTTCGTGCACCTAAGTAAGTATCTCATTATAAATCGCGCACAGCCCCGAACTCCCCGCCTGCGTCGTGATCTGTCACCAAACCGGCAGCTTACGCTGCGCCTCCTAATACAGACCTTGCCATATAAACTGTTTAATTCAAAACTCTCAAAGGCAGAGAATACGAGACCTTGTTTAAGTTTTGAGTAGAAATATTACTACTTCTATGCTGTCCCCTCAACAGCTTTATCGAGCCAAATCCATTGGAAAGGAGGTGATTTAACCCTATAATTGTTGTATGCAGCCCCCAAACCCGCTACATACAGTGACACTACTTACTACTATATCCCTTTCGGTTTACCAGCTAGTGTCTTGCCTATTCAACCTAATTTACATTAAATTGAATATGCTAATCTTATCTAAGTGTGGTGGACCCTTATCTAAGATTAGTTTTTACTATAACTAAGTATACTAGATTTTAATATACTCAGCAATAATAAAATAAATTTTATTAAAACATTAGCTTGAGATTAAAGCTAAAAACGATTACCTTTGGACCGTATCTCTTCCATTGCAGTAGAAGGTTAATCCTTTATCCACTAAGCCTCTATTTCAAGAGTATCTCAGTAGTAATCAGTGCTGCTGCTTTTAAAGTGATGCTGTGCACTTGTCATATTATACTACTCATTAAGCTTTCTAACACCTGCCGACGCAGCTCATTCCCGCTAAAGAATTATGTCAGTCTACTTAATAAACACTTTGGACTTGCGGTCCTCTATGCACCTCATTCCTTACGGTGAGGTTTTAAGCACTTTTCGTATAATACCGGAGTAGTCTTTGCTTTTTAATAATACCGGAATTAAACCGGCTACCATATGTTTAAAAGACATCTGCTCTATCGTTGAGCTAATTATTATGTAAACCTACTACGATGTGCTACTCCCGTTGGTTCATATCTTGTTAGATACAAAATTCAACACACCGCTCATCTTTCTCCTTGCGGGATACTCAATCTTGTTTCAGGATTCTGTCCATTTCATCTTAAACTTTTCAGCTTAAGTGTCCAGCCACCTTAACAATACAACACACCCTTCTACGCGAATAGTTGGATTCAGTTGCTACACATTAGTCATCACAGTATAGTAGTTTGCATGTAGAGGTATAGATTGCGGTCTATTTGTTTCTCACCGATTGGCTCTGAAATCTATCCTTTCGGACCTGTACCTACTAGTCGTGTTTATTGCCATGCGAGATGACACACGGACTAGCCGCTGACTTGTGCTTGCATAAACGAACTCTTACGAGCGCAAGATTGTAGGAAATCTTGCTTTGGGTTAGTTACCTAACTTATTCTATCGACGTTATGCCGCCAATCTTTATATATCTTACCAAACTTTTAAGCTCTAAGCAAGAAAAAATTCACATTCAAATCTATATGTTAACGGCGGATTTGACACGCAACGATTAGAAACTAGGGTAGACCTTATTTTAATGACGAGCTACCATCGTCTGGCTTTTTAAAGTGAGACCACACTGTATTAAGGAACCTTTACAACCTTAATGTTTTTTTATAGACAAAACATACATAAAAAACTTGGATTTTGATGAGGTGTCCAACCGTGTCTTATTTAACGACCTACAGTTGGTCGAAAGGTTTACTCCTAGGAGAGGGCGCAGTTCGCGTAAATTCGCCCTAATAATAGATTTTGATGATGAATCATGGTTCTATTAAACCTTGGGTGGTTATTCAGTAATCAACTGTTTCCAACCAATCTTTAAATATATTAACAGAGATTTAGCAAACAAGCAAGAAAAAAATTATTTTAATTTTTAAGTTACTATAAAATAAAAAGACAGTTTTTTAGCTAGTTGATCTGTCAACAACTACTCTATCACGGAATAATTAAAATATTCCTATAAAGTTTCTATCATAAAAATATAGAACTACTCATACTAAACTAGGCTTTTAGGAATAGATTTAATTCTAGTTTGTGCTAGAATCCTGGGTAGCCCGAACCTGTCACCTAACGGGCAGCGTGACTCACCGCTCTCTTATATCGTCTTAGATTTTCGGAATAAAAGACAAGAGACATGAGTATTTTCTTAAAGTAATTATACTCAAAAACCTAAATATTTCTTATTAACGTAAAGCTATAGTCAAACAAACGTCTTGAAAATATAAAGGTACCAAGACCACCTACTGACCGAATTTTCGGTGCGGTAGCTTTATATCCAAGATATTGTAATCTTATCAGAAGATAAGATTATATGCAAGAAAAAAATTTCTAAACTTCCTCATATGAGGACTTAGAATATTCAATATCCGAACCATCAAACCAAAAGGTATAACCAGGTTCAGATTCGAGATTTTCCTGCCAAAACTGAACAAGCTTAGAGTGCTTATGTTCTTTCTTATCTTTTTGACGATAAAATCCTGGGCAATCACAACGATAGTAGTTATTACCCTTTGTCACCTGATAAGTGACAAAGGAATTATCTTTCTCTGAGAACTTAACAATTTCGCAAACCGTAGGTTTGCTAGTTGCCTTAAGCACATATTGGTCAGTCATATTAGGCAGCCTTAGTTGCGAGACGGTCCTGATTATCTACAATAAAGGTTTCAATCTCTTCCTTCATACCGAGAATGATAGCCCACTCATCCTTATAAAATGTTACAGGAAATTTTCTAATATTATTAATCTGAACAGCTCCCTTTGGGGAAACCTTAACAACTACTGACTTCTTAGCTTTAGTTTCAGCAGCGGCAAGAGCAGCAATAAGTTCATCCTTAGACATTTCAGCGTAGTTCATTTTTATAATCCTTAGTTGTTATCTTCATTACTTTTATAGTATATCAAAAACTTAAGTATTAAACAAGAACAAAGTATTAGTCTTCACCAGCCATACTCTCCCAAAGTTGCATTTTAACATTCTCAATCAACCAAAGATTCTCTTTAATTTCACCCTCAGAAGAGGCAAGGTAGAAATCACCGTCTTTAGTAAATCCACAAACTAGAAGAGTATCAAAGGTATCAATTTCTTCGAGAAGAGCTCTTGCAATCTTAATAGGATTAATCTTACCATAAGTCTTTCCGGGAAACTCAACAATATTATCGTTCATGTATTTACTCCTTTGATTTATCTTATGTTTTATAATATCAAAAAGCTAACTAGTTGACAAGTATAAAAAGGTTGTAATTAGTCTTTACTAGTTAGTATAGCTTTTATATCAGGCGGGGTCCATCCATCAGGCTTTTGAACCTTACCGTCAGAACGTCTAATTACCTTGCCATCAACAAGCTTTGCCATATTGCTTCGATGCACCTCAGCAAAAACATCGTCCAAAGGAATGCCGTAAGAAACGGCAGTGCCACAAGCAATATAGATAATGTCAGCAAGTGCATCAGCAATCTCGACGATATCATTATTATACTCTGCAACAACATATTCAGTGTACTCTTCTGCTAAAAGTTTTCTACGAAGTTCACGCTCTTCTTTAGAAGGGAGTTCCGGGGTTTCACCAACTCTTTGACCAAAAGCTTGGTGAAAATCTTTAACATTTGTATAAAAATTATCTGTCATATTCTACCTCTTAAAGTTTCTATAATATAATCTACCTGCTCATCAGTCATAAATGGGTGACACGGTAGACATATTATCGTATCAGACATATCCTCTGAATGTGGGAGCATAGCTTTTTTATCTGTAAGCTCAGATAAAGTAAATGGGTAATTAATATTATAAGGTATACCGGAGGCTTCTAGTATTGTTATAATATTATCTCTATTCTCTGTAGAAAAATAATAGTAATGATAAACATGTTTCTTACAATGAGAAGCAATAGGAAGTTTAACTAATTTAGAATACTTAGCAGCTATATTAGCTCTTTTATTATTCCAGTCATCTAAATATTTTAACTTATGATACAATACGATAGCAGAAATACCCGAGGGTCTATGATTAGAACCCTCTGTAGAGAATTTATATTTTTCGTACATCCCACAGTTTACTAAAGACCTTATAGTAGTAGCTAAACTATCACTTAATGTAGATACGATACCTGCCTCAGAAATTCCTCCTAAGTTCTTACCTGGGAAGCATGACCAAAAAGATACGTCACCATAAGAACCTACAATATTACCATCGGTAAACTCTGCTCCATGAGATTGAGAGCAATCTTCTACTATTCTACAATCATGTTCTTTAGCTATAGAAAATATAGATTTCATATCACAAGGATGCCCAAGAATATGCGTAGGTACTAAAATTATATTTTTATATCTAGCTCTATTATATTTAAGCCAATAAGATAAATGGGTTACATTATATTGTAAATAATCGTCACAATCTATAAATTCATAGTTATAACCTAAAGATTTAGTTACAAATAATATAGAAGCCCAACTATTATTTTGTAATAGTACACAAGTTTCTCCTGGGTTATATTGAAAACTCTGTAAACATACTTTATAAGCATCAGTACCAGAGGATACCATAATAGAGTTTCTTAAGCTACTATAACTACTCCAAGCATCTTCAAACCTTTTAACATAGGGGCTATTTACATAGTGACCAGAAGATAAAAAGTCTTCTATCTCTGGCATAGCCTCTTCTTTTATTAAATTCCATTGAGCTTTTAAATCATTTAATGTAATATTCATTTTTTAAATTAAAATACCTTACAGTTTCTATTTCTAAAGTGTGTTCATCTATATTTTTTCTAGATAATCCTACAGTATTTTTTTTAAGTAGTTTAGTAGGAACACCTGCGTATATGTTTCCGGGTAATATAAGTGATTTTTTAGTAACTACGGAGTTTAAACCCACCAAAGAATAAGAACCTACTATACAATATTGGTGTATAGCACTTCCCATACCTAAAAAGGAACCATTCATAATATATGAATAACCAGCGACCATAGAACTACAAGCTAAGGTACAATCATTTTCAATAGTTACATCGTGAGCTATATAGGAATGATTCATCAGATAATTATTATCACCTATAGAAGTGATAGCATCTACAGACCTATTTATAACTACATGCTCTCTAATAGTATTATTATTACCTATAACTACCCGACCAGAGGATTCTTTATTTGGAAACTCCGCAGGAGTACCTATACTAACAAAAGGATATATAGTATTACCAGTACCAATATCTACATAATCCCAATCAATAAAAGCTAATTTATGTATTAAATTACCTTTTACTAAGTCAAACATCATTTTCTTTTAACCTGACTAATTTATTATAAGAAACAGCTTGTTCTAATATACTAAGATTAGAGTTATACTCTTTAGTCGTATATAGTAATGCTTCTGTATCTTTTGGAAAACAATGACCACCAAAACCACGTTCTAGAGTTACTTTAGTATGACTATGAGTAATTCTACTATCAGAACCTACTAAATGGGCAACAGTCTCATAGTTAGTTTTAGTTTTCTGGCATAAATCATAAATTTGATTAAAAAACGCTACTTTAGTTGCTAGAAAACTATTTCTAACATACTTAGTTAAAATAAGGTCTTCGGGTGAATAAACTTGAACATCTAGTATATCATTATATGCTTCAATGAATAACTCTTTCCAGAATTTTGTAGCATCTCCACCAATATACATTTCAAACATATTAGCAAAGTCTTCTAAAGCAGTTTCTGCTCTTAAAAATTCAGGAGAAAAACCGATAGTATGAGTAGGATAAGTTCTCTTGATATGGTCCCACCCTTCTAATGATACTGTACTTTTAATAAGAATAGGTGTAGATATACGAGTATCTCTGATGACTTTTAATACATTTTGTATATCACAATTACCATCTACTCCTTCAGGAGTAGATACACAAACAATGACTCCATCAGCATCTGGATAGTCATAGACCCTAGAACTATTAAAAGCAGGGTCTACAATATGGATATTATTATGTATTTTTAATAGACTATCATGAGCTTTACCAACAAAACCATACCCCGCAATAACTATATTTTTCATATTAACATCTTTCTATAACTAATAACCCGTTATTATTTTGATAAAAATCTGCCATTTTCCATTGCTTTTTATTATAAGCTAGAAATTCTTCTATGGCATATGATAGACCAGGTATAATTAAATTAGGTCTACCATAAACTTCTCCAAAACGACCCCAAGTTATTACATCGTGAAATACTATATATTTATTAACTTTAGAAGCGTGAATATGAAGTTCTTGTTTTAATTGATAATAGTGGTGCTCTGTATCAATAAACAATAAGTCTGTTTGTTCTATATCTACAGCTAGTACGTCTGCTAATTCAAACTTAAAGTCAATATCTAACTCTTTACAAATAGACTCTACATCCGCAAGAGATAGCCCTGCTATAGCATCGGCAGAGTGTAAGTCTGGGTGACTAATATCATAAGACCTTAAGACTTTAGGCTTACCAGCGACAAAAGCCCAAGTACTAGTAGGAGCTCTTACCCCAAACTCAGTAATATGGTCACACTTTTCAGCATAACTTTTTAATGTTAAAATATGCTCATTAATATCAGAAGGAGTTTCACTAACTACCTTGATAATTTCATCAATATTCATATATTAGCTCCAGTCATCTTCTAATTCAATAGAGTCATAAATAGCTCTCCAATTAATTCTAGGAGTTAGACAATTTTCAGTTAGATGAGCAGACATACCTGGAACAGGGCAAATAGCACCTGATTTAGCATAAGCTTCCCAAGTAAAACTATCAGAGTTAAATATAGCATTTTGTTTAAGAAGCTTCATATGCTGCTGCCAAACAGCACCAAGAGCAGAAGTAACTCCTGTACAAGAAGGAATAGTTCTCCAATGTGAATATTCATTCAGTAGAAGTTCACAGTTCCTACTTCTATCTAGTGTATAACGGTCTGGATAATCATAAGAGGTAACAAACCCTTTCCATCCATCTTTATAAACAGATTTCATAGCAGGAAGTGCATTAGGAAGATGTAGGAAATCATCATTACATAGATAGTGTACGTCATTTGGATATTTCTTAGTAGTCTCATCCATTAGATTAGCAAAGACAGTATAGTGAAAACGCCTATGGTCCATGACATGACCAATAGTATCTTCTACGGCTGCATCAATAGGAGTAATTTGACATTCATACAAACTTACGTTAGGAGTTTTACAGTTAGCTACTAGCCAATCTAAAGTAGACTGTCTGACTTTATCCCAACAGATAATAATTGTATCTTCTACAGTGATAGAAGCTTGTACTGATAACCAGCACTTACGTAGCATCTCACGCTTATCTTTGCCTTCCCACCGTTTTGCAAAACTTAGAGTATCTTGTACTTCACTAACTCTCCAATAAATAATCATATTAATACCTTTTCAATGTTTGATATGTACCTTCTAAGTTAGTAGTATAAACAACCTTAGACAGGTTAAAAGACTCAATAGCTTGCATACAACCTTTACAAGGTTTAGCAAGACCTTCTGAGCCGTCTTTCTTAGTTCTAACAATAAAAAGAGTAGAACCGACTAGTGCATCAGTTCCTACTCTTTTTATAGCATTTTTAATAGCATCTATTTCTGCATGAAGAAAGATAGCCTGCGGATGCTTACTAAATTTATTCTGCAAAGGGTGGGTCTTATTTTTATTATGCCCAAAAGAAATAATTTTATTATTTTTTACGACGCACGCTGCGAGGGTTTGGTTCCCTACACACTGTATGTCTTGAGTGATTTTCTTCAATATAGAGATAAAGCTCTGGTCTTTTTTCATCTGGACAAACCAAGTTGTAAGTTGCGGATTCGGTGGCTTCACCTATTGAAATACATATAAATAATATCATAAAAAATAACAATAGTGCAAGAAAAAATTCCATGTTAGAACTTTTTCTTGGATACTAAAGGAGCTAATTCGTCTGCTAGCTTATAAAACATCATAGCTGAAGTTTCTGGACCATTAGCTTTAAGGTAAAATTGCCTAGTTATAGCTAGCAAAACTGCAGCGGTTGCTTGTGGATTTCTAGCACTATAAAATTCAACTATTGTATGAAAATCTTTCATAGCTGAAGTTATAATTTCATGTGCTTCATGTGTTGGTTTTTTATCCATTATAAATTCCTTATGATGCTCGCCTAATTGGTCCAAGTTCTTGAGTGATGGCGATTTTCTTTAAAGCTCTATATCTAATCCCAGTATCATTTTGATTTGGCAAAATATTATTTACATAAACTTGCCTAAGAATATAGTAGTGCTTTTTAAAGTCTTCTCCATGAGGTTTATTGGTAGGTATTTTATGATAAAATTTATGCCAATATTGAACTGCGTGGGCCATCTCATGGCATAGGACTGCTAAAATCCTGTGTTCAATATTATCAGAATAAAAACCACCAATTACAGGGTCATCATCATAAGATGAATATTCATAGAATCTATATACATTAGTAGGTTGTGTATAGTTATATAAGGCAATATTTATGCCAGGAACCCATATACCATCTACTTTATAAATACCGCCTCTACAACGAGTTCTAGATTTAGAAAAGTCAAACTTAATCATACCTAGCTCAAAATTAGAACACGACTCATAGGGCCAAGTCCTAATAAAAGATTCCATATCTCGTACTTTAGAGTTACCCCAGGCAATCCAAGAAGCTTTTTCAAGACTATTCATTTTTTACCTATAGATTTAATGTTATCACGAGTAATAAGCTGGTAGGGGCCTTTATTATAAGAAATAGACACAGTATATTGTTTTTGCCCCTCTCCATGAGAGAGACAAGTACGATACCCAAGTTTAGCACGTTTATCGCTAAACTCTTCTCCACAAACTCTACAATAATTTTTCATAGATAGCCTCGTAGTTATTAATAGTTAATTTGTAATAATCTCCAATACGTCAGTTTATGTAACATTACAAATAGTATGACAGAGACGATGCGAGATATAACTACAAATTATTTTATATAATAACACGAATAAGGCTTTAATCCAAGAAGTTTATTTTTTACAAAGGTTATTCATCCCCATAAATATGTAGAATATCTTTAATAGCAGGATGTCTTTCAACGTCACTAGGTTTGAAAGCTATAGTACTAATATAAGAAGATTCCATAGTTTTTTCTTTTTGTAAAAAGTCTTGTAATCCATTTAAGTTCTTTTGGTCATTTTGCTGTAAATCACCTGTTATCACTATTCTACTCTTATCACCGAGCCTAGTTAATAGAAGCTTCATCTGATTAACAGTAGCATTTTGCATTTCATCTGCTACAATCCAAGCATTCTTAAAAGTACGACCTCTCATATAAGCTAGAGGTGATATTTCAATTTTTTCACATTTAATTAAGTAATCAATATGTTCTTTACTAAAATGCTCTTTAAATACGTCCATTATAGGCCTAACCCATGGGTCCATTTTTTCTTCTAGAGTACCAGGTAGAAAACCATGCTCTTCGTCTACTGATACAGCGGGTCTCGTAATAACAATTTTATTAAAAAGTTTTCTCTCAAAAAACTCTATTCCTTTTTCTACTGCAAGAAGAGTTTTACCTGTTCCAGCAGGACCAGTAGCAAATACATAATTTTTACTGAAGTCATTAAGATATGTTAAGTATAATTCTTGATTTGGATTTTTAGCTTTAATTTTATTATTAAAGTTAGTTATTTCGTATACTTTACCAGAAGACCTTCTACCCATTAATATACTCCTATAAAACAAAAAATCTCTGCCTATTTTTATAAGCAGAGATTACATTGAGTTTTTCTAATTAAGATTTGACAAATAAATGTTTACCCCAAACTTTTTTAAAAGAGGTTCTACGCCTCATTTCTGTATAATAACAAAAATAAGAGTCTTTAGCAATATAAAAAATCTTAAAAAGAAGCTGACTTAGTTGAATAAGAAACATTATCAGTAAGAATTATTTGATAAACATTTGAGTCATCAAAAAAATTAATATGACATTCTACGCAACTTATAACTTCTTCTTTTTTATGACTAGGAATAACCCAGCGTTTCTGTAAATTTTGACACGCTGGGCATTTATCGACTATTGTGTAATACAATATTATTCTGTACCTTTCATTTTCTCCTGACCACGTGACCACGCAGTAACGCCAAGAACGGCTCCCATAGCTAGATGATACATTCCACCGCCTTGTAGGGTTAGTGGTGTCCACATACCAACTGCCTGACCTGGATTTAAATACTGTAGCACATTATATAGTACAGGACCTAAAACAAAATCAAATAAACAAGTTACCATATATGTCCATCCCATAGCTGGACGCCATTTTTTTACCATCCAGTCTTCTGCTGGTTTTACTTCTACTATTTCTTGTTGTTCTGCCATTTTTTATTCTCCTTTTATTAAGCTAATTCTTCCCAATCTAAAGCAGCTAATACTTTATCGTTATTAGCTATTGATTCAATAGCTACTGTCATAGTAGTAGATGTATTAGATATACTATTAGATAATAATTGATATCTAAATAATTGAGAATCTAATTGTATAGTAGGACTAGTACTACCTGTAGATACAAAGTACCCTTGTATTAAATTAGTAGCATTAGCTGTCGACATAGTAGCATTAGCGTTAGCATTATACTCAACTATTGAATTATTTCCTACAGGCTGCCAATTAGCTCCTATAATATCTGCATTAGAAATAAAAATATATCTAAAATCACTTGCAGTAGTTCCTACTAAAGAAAGTTGTTTTGGAAGAGCAATACTATCTAAGTTACCTGCTTTTAATCTTAAAGATACTGCTGGGTATAAAATATCTTTTAAGGGTAAAATTTTAGGATTACTTACTTGCAACCCTATTGTTCTTGGAGTACCTGCTAATTCATAACCACCTTCAGAAATAACAGTAGTACAGATTTGTTTAAAAGTAGCATTAGAAGTGAGAGTATTAGTAGCTTCTATTTCACATCTAACAGGTAAAGATGCAGTTGTCATATAAACATCTGATTCTGAATTAGCATGATGAAAAACGTGACATACTATATACTGTCCATTAATTATAAAACCACAACGTACAGAACCTACACCTAACCATTCAATATCAGACCAAAATATTTGTGTTTTAGATATATCTAAGGTAATAGAACTTAAATTTCTGTCTGTACCATCAAGACGATTTACGCTCCAATCACTTTGAGGTATTCTTGTATCTACAGCAACTCCTGTAACATAAGATCTTTTTACTATATAAAGAGTAGAATTATATAGTTCTAAAAAAATACCATTTTTTGTATTAAAATAACCTATTCTTTGTCTTAAATTATTTTGTGCTGGAGCCATACAAAAACTATTCATAGTTAATAAACTTTTACCTGGTTGATAGTGCATAACTCTAGTAGTTTCTCTAGTTGCAGAACTTCCAGAAACTGTTCCAACAGTTAATGCCATAGTAGAAGCGTTAGCTAAATGCGTAATAGAGGATATTCCAGTATTTCCAGAATTCCACTTTAGTGGAACATCTCCATATCTAAAATTAGAATCAAATAGTGTAAAAGGAGCTGAAATCCTATTTCTTCCAAAGGCGTCTTTAGATAAATTTGTATTTCCATATTTAGAGTATAACCCTATATCAGCTGTAGATACTACTACTGGTATTTCAGCAGTTGGTGATAGTAATTCATTTTTATTATGGTCATATTTCACGTTATTTCTCCTCTAACACAATACAGAGAGTATCACGTTACTTATAAATAATATCTCTCCATATTTCTTCCATAACAATAAACCTGCTAATATAAATAATAAAACAGATATTATATATAATATTTTACTTACTATTTGTTCTGAAAATTCCATCCCAGATATATTTATCATTTTGGTATACTCCAGGAGGATTAATCTTATACTCTTCAATTCTTTCATTCATCATATCGTAGTATTCATCCATATCACCTTTAAAATAAGTTTTTAAAGTTTTAATATAATTTTGGGCCACAGCCCAATTCATATTACGATAGTGATTAATAAAATGTTTATGGTCTTTAGCTTTTTCTACGCTTTCAAAGTCTTTATCAACGATAGTATATATATTAACACCCTCTGATTTACCTTTAACAGCAAGACAATCAAGCTCTAAACAAAGATACTCGTCTTTCACATACTCATATGTTTTAGGACCGATTACCATCTTCACATGATAAGGCTTGCTCTGTCCTTCAAGACGACTTGCCAAGTTAACAGTATCACCCAAACAAGTATAATCAAAACGCTGAGAAGATCCCATATTTCCGACAACAACGCTACCTGTATTAATACCAAGACCCATACCAAAAGGAGGGACACCTTCGTCAGAAATCTCTCTGTTGAATCTTTCCAAGTCACCTAACATCTCTAAAGCTGTTTTAACTGCGTGTCGTGCGTGCCATTCATCATCTAGTGGTGCGTTCCAAAAAGCCATTTGAGCGTCACCAATATATTTATCTAATGTACCATCATTTTGTATTATTTTTGACGTCATAGCTGTCATATAACGATTCATAATCTGAGTTAACCCCTGAACGTCGCTTCCGTAATGCTCAGAAATAGTAGTAAACCCACGAACATCAGTAAACATAATTGAAAGTTCACGAGTCTCACCCCCAAGTCTTAGAAGCTCTGGGTTTTTTTGTAGTTTTTCAACAAGAGCTGGTGACAAATATGTTCCGAATTGTTTTTTAATTTGTTGCTTAAGTCTAAATTCTCTGGCAAAATTATTAAATATTAAGTGTCCAAATATTATAGAACAGGATATTATTATATAACTAA